CTCCGTTTATTAATATTTCTCTTTCGAGGTGGCACTACTTTAGCCGAACCACCTCCAAAAAGCAATATGTGTAAGACTACTATAAGCGATAGCTAGTAAGGTAGGAGAGTTATATGAAAAAAAATCCTCACTAGCTATCTAAAAATGTTTAAGAATCTAACAAATTAAACATTTAATATTTCTATTTCTTCCTCGAACTCCTTCGAAACTTTATTTATAATCTTCGATAATACATTGTCTTGTCTATCAAGATAATCATAAAGTTTTTCAGTTCCAGTATTACACTCTGTCCACCTTAAAGCCCCGACATGAACAAGATACTCTTGCTTAACATAATCATCATGTTCTTCGCTGTAATACTCGTTCCATTGTTCTTCGGTAGAGTCTTTATCTATTTCCAAGATATGAATATCAGAGAAGTCAAGATTATTAACTCCGATATATTTATCATCAAGTTTTAGATTACAACATTTAGTTAAATCCTTAGTGGGTTTAACCTCGACATGTCCTTCAATCTCTATCATGTAACAATAGTTTTTGTTAGACTTTAAGATAGCTTCAAGCAATCTATATACATATGGTTTTATCATTTACACCTCCTCATCATCTGTAAATTCTTTTTCGTCTAATAAGACCTGTAAAGCCATATTAAACTTAGTGGACTTATTTAATTTTTCTCCAACATCTTTTTCCATTTTATGAATATCCCATAAGAAGTTTCTTCTAGTGCTTTCATCAAGTCTATTTAAAACTTCATGGTATTGCCTATTGTTTTCTTCTGCAACAGGTGTTGTTGGATATAGGTCTTTGAGATAATAAGTCAATTTAGCTAAATCATAACCACTATCTATGTAGCGATGTTTAATTAAATATTCTTCCAACTCTTTAAGAGCAGTGAACTCAGATTTCTCATGGTCAATCTCATCACTATTTCGCCAAAAGTAATTACACTCCTCGCCTACTTTTTGTAAAATGCCGTAGATAGCATTTATGTCTGATAGATTATCAAATATCAACATATTATTTTCCTCCATTTAAAAATTGTTCAAAGTAAAAACCTTCCTCGCCATAAACATCTATGTAGAGTTGTGCCATTTTAAATAGACTAGGCATTACTTCAAACACTAAGCTACTGTTTCTATTATCTAAAGCAACAACACTTTTGAATGCTTCATTAACTGTCTTTGCTATTACTTCTGCCCTTGTACTAGCAACTCCCTTGTCGATTAAATACATAGCTACTAAGCTGTAAGTTGTATGTAAATCAACATGATAATCACTGTGATTTTGTTTAGTTTTATATCTTTCTTTCATTTTATCTCCATTTAAGTTTAAAAATTATTTAAGGTTGGTAATCATAAATCTCTTGAACAAGACCTTTAATAAGATAATCTCCTGAGATTTCAAGTTTTTCTGGCTTTTCAAAATTAATAAAAACATTAAGGTCAGAATTATCCCAGTGCATTTTCTTATAAAGTTTTTCATAAATTAAATCTTGTATTTCAAACATTGTGGCTTCAGATATATCATCAGAGTCTACATAGTCTTCATCAACAGACCACACAACATTTAGGTATTTAACATGACCATAATTATTTCTAGCGATTGCAAAATTATCAACTCTTACAAGTTCTATTTTACTATCTAAGTTAGCACACTCTTTAACTGTATAAGCAAATTCTCCATAGTCTTTACTCTCTCCACTAGGAACTCTTTTGTCTTTACTAAGTTCTTTAATAACATTAGCTATCATATTTATCTCCATTTAAGATTTATTAAGTGAGTAGTTTTAAATCATACTCAGGATTTTAGGGGGAGTGCCTTTATTTTTTTAAGTGCTTCTCGGATTAATACTTGCACTATGTACGATTGATACTTTTAGTTTCCAAGCAATTTGTATCATGCTTTTTTTAATTCTTTGTTCCCCGACTGCCCCAAAATATTACCCCAAACCGCCAAAAACCGCAATAGGTGTAAGACTAATATGGACTCTATAACATGGTTACTTCATATTTATACCCCATATCCATTGAATTAGGGCTATCAAATTTATAAACAGTTTTCAATAAAGCAAACTTATTTCTGTTGTTATATATCATGTGCTTCTCATGTTTAAAATTTTGAGCCGTTTTAAAACTAAATCCCAAACTATCTAAATACTCTTTAGCTTTTTCAATAGTACCGAAAGTTTTAAAAGATAACTCCAAACTTTTTCTATAATCTTGGGCTAGTTTTTTATTAGCCTTTTTTTGTTCTGCTGATAGTTTCATAAACACTCCATAATTTATATTGTTTTATAAAGATTGACCCGAAAGTCGCCAACACTTTAGCCCGATTCCGTCCAAAAAGTCAAGAGGTGTAAGACTATAATAGCCCCCTCAACTTTACGCACGTGCGATAAGGCTGAAAGATTTAAGTATTAGACTATAATTTTTCTAAAAAGTTCTGGAATTTATTAAGATTTCACATAAAGTTCACAAAGATTTCACATAATAATTGCAAAGATTTAACAAAAGGTACAGTAATTCTATTATGTTTTTTATAATTTATGTACCTTTTTTACTCTTGCCCTCAACTTTACGCACACGAGGGGTCGCTATTAGTATAATAATAAGTAAATTTATATATCATCTTTGTGAGTAGAAAACAGACAAACTAAACAAGGCATTTATTTGCTTGTGCCGAGCACAATGGTTAACAAAGCTTTAAAAAGCTTTACCAAACTTTTGTGTGCTAAAGCACTCTTAGGCTGTGATGCCTCACACAAGGCTCGGCATGAAGGTTAACAATGGAAGGTTGTGGATAACTTTGTGGATAAGTGTGGATAACTTTAGTTTAGTTTGACACACAAATGACACAAAGATGTTACAAAATAGACACAAAATTTATTGAACTAATTACGAACTAATTTTGTCTAATTAGCATGTACGAAATACACATTCACTATTCAGACCAAATTCAAGGCGAGTCTTTTGCCCTTGTAGCCGAGTCTGTAACAGAAGCAAAAGACTTAATTAAAATCCATTTTGAAGAATTTGGGCAAAAGCCATTTCTGGTTAAAGCCCCAAAAATTTCAATGGAAAAATCTATCGGCAATTATGCTGTACAATTATTTAGGAGTGTTAAATAATGGCTTTTAAACCAACAAAAGAATGGCTTGAGGGTGCCAAATTAAAACCTGTTTCATATAATACTGTATTATTCATCTGCGGTTTGATGACTGAGGAAATGCCAAAATCCTCAAAATATAAGTATTTTAATCAATTAAGGGCAACTATCCTTAGTGTTTCAAAAGGTACAACTTGCAAACACACAGGGAAAACAGGTACTTTTTCTCAACGAATGGCTCACGATTGGATTGAGAAAAATAAGACTATTGATTTTGGCAAAAGAAAATTACCAAAATTAATTTCCGATAAATATGCAAAATTTCAGGAGAATCACGCAGAAGAATAATTCTTAAATCTTTTAAGCCCTCTGAGAAATCAGGGGGCTTTTTTTTGGCAGCCCAGCTAAGGACTTCTAAAGCAACAAGTTGCTAGAAGTACTAAGCTCCCCTGCACCCCGCCCTAATTCAAAGGCAAGTGAGGAACTGCTAACGCAGACTTTGATTGCCTGATGAGGCTACGCTATCGCTAACCTAATTTGACTGCAGTCGTCAAGTAGCAACTGCAACCATTTGAGTGTCTGACGACTGCTAAGAAAGAGGGGGAAAGGGGAGACAGAGAAACTCAAGTCCTGATAGCTCTACCAAGTCTGAGAGGTTTCAAGGCATACATCAACGCCCTTCAAATCTCTTAAACTTTGTAAACTTGATAAGGACTTGTTTAGTTTGTCTGTTTAGGGATGACAAAGAGAAGATTTAAGTAGACATGGGTGGACTCTTTTAGTCCTACCAAGTTATTGATAAGCGAGTAGGAACTTGGTAGGACTAAAATGGGGTGGTTACACTTTTCTAAAACTCGTTAGTTTATATAGTGTTAGGAAGGACTCCCAAGTTCTAGGGGGAGGCAGGAGACCACCCCAGTCCACCCATGTATCTATAGCATATTCATACAAAATCTAGCAATCTCTCCGTCAACCAGATTTGCCGGTAAGTAGTTTACATCCACTCTAAAAAGCTAGGATAATTTAATCGGGTTGGGTAGTTTTTGCAGGGGTTGTTTTTATGTTGGATAGAACTACTTAGGTGGTCCAATAGTAGCTATATGCACCCGGGGGGGCACTAAAGTTATTATAGCTATCAGATTAAGTTTTGTCAAGACCCTACTATAAACTTGACAAACTTATTTCCGAAGTATATACTAAGACAATGGCAATATTACCCAGCACTACAAGTAAAAGCGAAAGAAAGCTTACTGAAAAGCAGCAATCTTTTTTGGAACACCTAGTTGAAACGCAAGGAGATGCTAAAAAGGCTGCTGAGTTAGCAGGGTATAGTAGTCATTATCATCATGTGGTAAAAAGCCTCAAGAATGAAATACTTGAACTAACTCAGGAAATCTTGGCAAACTCTGCACCTAAAGCAGCTTTTAAGCTTGTTGAGATTATGGAGTCTAATCGACCTATAGTACAAGCTAACAATAAACTATCAGCAGCTCAAACCCTGCTGGACAGGGTTGGTGTTAGTAAAATAGATAAGTTAGACGTTAATCATAACTTAAACAGTGGTATCTTTGTCATGCCTGATAAAGCTCCACTGGATTTACCAAAGGATGACTATGAAGATATTTCTGACCGAGATTGAAGAAAAGGGAAAAAAGTATGCTGGACCTAATATAGTTGCTGAAAACTTAGAAGAAGCTGAAGAAGCAGCTAAAGCAAATAATTTAATAGTGGTAGGAGAGTTTGTTGAATTACTTGTTGATAATGGACTAATGCATTACTTAGAAGAAGATATGAAGAATAAAGATAGGGTGTTACACTAATGGCAGCAAAGAAAAAAAGTAAAAGTACCGTAAATAAAGCTGGTAACTATACTAAACCTACGATGCGTAAGAATTTATTTAATAGAATTAAAGCCGGTAGCAAAGGTGGAAAGCCGGGTCAATGGTCTGCACGTAAAGCTCAGATGTTGGCTAAACAATACAAAGCTAAAGGTGGTGGGTATAAATCCTAATCGCCCTCAACATGGCTAGAAAGAAAAAAGACCCTAAAGTAGGTACAGGTAAAAAGCCTAAAGGCTCTGGCAAACGTTTATATACTGACGAGAATCCTAAAGATACCGTTAGTATTAAGTTTGCTACTCCAGCAGATGCAAAGGCAACAGTAGCTAAAGTAAAAAGAATTAAAAAACCTTTTGCTCGTAAGATACAGATATTAACTGTTTTAGAACAACGAGCTAAAGTATCTGGTAAAACTCAACAAGCAGCTATAGCTAAACGAGGCAAAGCAGCAATCAGGAAAAAACATGGCACTAAAAAAGTCACAAAGAAGTCTTAGAAGCTGGACTAAACAGAAATGGCGAACTAAGTCAGGTAAAAAGTCTTCAGAGACTGGTGAACGCTATTTACCTGAAAAGGCTATTAAGAGTCTTAGTGCTGCAGAATATGCTGCTTCAACCAAAAAGAAAAGAGAAGATACTAAGAAAGGTAAACAGCATTCTAAGCAACCTAAAAGAGTTGCTAAGAAAACTAGAAAATATAGGAAAGTGTCATGAGTAAAAAAGATTCAAGACTTGAAAAGGCTGGAGTATCTGGGTATAATAAGCCTAAAAGAACTCCCGGTCACAAAACTAAATCACATATAGTTGTTGCTAAAGAAGGTGATAAAATAAAAACAATTCGTTTTGGACAAAAAGGAGCTGAAACTGCAGGTAAACCTAAAGCTGGTGAATCTGCACGTATGAAAGCTAAACGTAAATCTTTTAAAGCTCGTCATGCTAAGAACATTAGAAAAGGAAAAATGTCAGCAGCATATTGGGCTGATAAGGTGAAATGGTAAAACTAACAGAAAAAGAAATACAACTTATAAACAACATACTAACTGAAGATTAAAATGGCTCAACTAGGTAATAATGAAAAACCAATGAAGTTAACTCCTAATCGTATGGGTAAAGGGTCTAGACCAAGACCTATAGAAGTATCAAGAACACAGTACGAAAGTAACTGGGATAAAATTTTTAAATCTAAACCGGAGAAGTAATGGATATTGACATAGTAATTATGGGTATTGTTGTAGCAGCTATTGGTATTTTAGCTATTAGAATTAAAAATCCACAGAAGTTTGAAGAATTTAAAGAAAGTTTAGAAGACTACTGGGAAAATCTTAAAACTTATTTTGATAAATAATTGTAATGGATATACTACCTGAAGGCTATATACGCAAGAAATCCTCAACCATACCTTTTGGGTATGAGGTAGATGCTATGGTTGAAGGTTATTTAAAACCTATTCCAGAACATTTATCAGTACTTAAAGAAGTATCTGAAGCTGTATTTCATGGTGAAATTAGTTTAGGTATTGGGGTTGATTGGTTAGAAGCTGAGACAGGTAAAAAACTTTCTCGTATGGGCTTAAAAAAATATGTAGATAGGAAGTATGGAAGATTGGGAAAAAAATCCTGAAAAGTACTTGACAAACCCTGATGGGAGCTATATACTTAATAAAGAAGGTACACCTCGTAAGAAAGGTGGTAGACCTAAGAATTCAGAATTATCTGATGTTCAATTAGCTTTAAGAGCTAAAAAGAAATTAGATAGTAAAAGTAGTAAAGTAAAAAAGCTAACTAGAAGTTTAGCAAAAGTTAAAAAAGAAGTAGAAGCAGAAACTAAAGCTTTAACTTCTAATGTTCTGACTAAAGAAGAAACAAAAGTTCTTCCAGATGAATTACAAGAACATTTAGATACTACTGGTTCTCATGTGGCATTTATGCCGAATGATGGACCGCAGACAGATTTTTTGGCTGCAGCAGAAAAAGACGTATTATACGGTGGTGCAGCAGGTGGTGGGAAAAGTTTTGCAATGCTTATTGACCCACTAAGGTATTGTCATATTACAGCTCATAGAGCTTTAATACTAAGAAGGTCAATGCCAGAGCTTAGAGAACTTATAGATAAATCCAGGGAATTGTACCCAAAAGCTTTTCCCGGAGCTAAGTTCAAAGAAGTAGAAAAGCTATGGAGCTTTCCTTCTGGAGCTAAAATAGAATTTGGATTTTTGGAACGAGATGCAGATGTGTATCGTTATCAAGGACAAGCCTATAGTTGGATTGGTTTTGATGAAATAACACATTTACCAACAGAGTTTGGTTGGAAC